GAGAGAACCAATCAACCATCAACAGCAACGCCTATGAGGGGCGTTACGAAGGCTGGGCGGCTTACCTGCGAAATAGGGGGGTCGAAGGCTACGCATAGCCAGCGGCTAACGCTACCGGACGGCCCGCCTTTGCGCGGGCCTTCTGGGTAGAGGAACCGACAACCTAACTGGAGACCGAACCGATGACCACGACCACCTTAATTGACCTTGGCCTGACCTGGGCAACGAAAACCCTCAGAGATGGCCGCGTAATTCGATCCGCTCCAGCAACGGAGGCGTTCTGGAAGCTGTGGCGAGCCTCGAAATCCTCAGTCAAAGGGGCCGGGTATGGCGTGAGCGAGTATCCGAAGGGGAGCGGTAACTGGGTCGTCACCGACTGGAACGACCGGCGCGACTCCGCCGAGCTTTCTGCCAATGCCGACCGCATAGCCGCCTCCCGCAACGTGACGCCCTCTGCCGGGTTTTCGGCACCCTCCCCAGAGGGTTGGGACTACTACCCCTACCAGCTCGCCGGAATCGAGTTCTTGGTTAAACACGCGACCGAGTCGTGCTTGATTGGGGATCCAATGGGCACCGGGAAATCCATAATCTGCGCTGGTGTTCTGAATGTAGAGCGGCCCTCGAAGGTTCTCATCATCTGCCCGAATACAGTCAAAATTAATTGGTTTCGGGAGCTGTCCCGCTGGCTCGTCGTTCCGCGTCGGATTGACCTGGTCAACGGTACCAGCCAGATCCCAGGAATTGACCGGGCGAACCAACTGCAAAGCATCCCCAAGAATCCCGACATCATCATCATCCACTACGACGCTCTCTCAAAGCATCAAGACGCCATCCACCGAATCCGGTGGGGCTGCGTCATCATGGACGAGGGCCACTATCTGAAAACCCCAGACAGCGCACGCAGCAAAGTAGCCCTGGCTATCAAGGCTGACCGAAGGCTCATTCTTACAGGAACGCCGCTTCCGAATAGACCCCGAGAGATCCAACCGCTCGCCGGGTATCTCGACCCTGAGAATTTCGGAGATGCCTGGGGCTTCAAATACCGATATTGCGATCCCCAGAAAAACCGCTGGGGCACGACCTTCGACGGAGCTACCAACATGGCGGAACTCCAAGACCGCCTCCGTAGCACCATCATGCTCCGCCGTGATAAGGCCGCTGTCCTCCCCGACCTTCCCCCGAAGATTCGCCAGGTGCTCGTCCTCGATCCATCGAAATACTCGAAGGTTCTGAAAGCCGAAGCACAATACGATTCCCTCGGAGAAGCCCTGAAGGATATGGACTCGAACTCAGCCGAGTTCGAGGAAATGTCCAAGGTACGCCATGAGACCGGGCTGGCGAAGGTGGATGATGTCGTGGAACATCTTCTGGGAACTGATGAAGCTGTGGTCGTGTTTGCCCACCATCAAGATGTGATCGAAAACATTACGCAAGCCCTTATCGACGCAGGGCGAACCGCTGTTAGTGTCAGCGGCCCCGACTCAATTGATAAGCGACAGCAAGCCATCGACGCATTCCAGAATGGCGAGGTGCAATACTTCGTCGGATCGATCTCCACAACGGGCGAAGGAATCACCCTGACGCGGGCCTCGCATTGCCTGTTCGCAGAGATAGATTTCGTGCCAGGACGTTTGCGACAATGTGAGGATCGCCTCTGTCGTATAGGCCAGCAGTCCAAGGTTCTCGTCCAGCACATTGTGGTCAGCGGTTCATTGGACGGGCGCATGATCGAGCATCTGGTAGAAAAACAGGCGGTCATTGATGCGGCCTTAGATGCTGAAACACCGCAGAAAGAGCCGCGCAATGTGGGGAGCTTGCCCAGCGTCCACGACGCTGGCTCAGATCCGATTCGGAGCCTGGAGGAAATCGCCGCCGAGATGCCCACGACCGCCAGCCTTGCGAACCTCGTCACGGCTGTGACTGAGGCCAATGTATACCTCCAAGCCGAAGGGCTGACCATCTATGCGGCCTCGAAGCACTCCACGAACCCCGGTTGTCTTTATGTGAAAAATGCCAAGGACGAGTATCAGGGCAAGGTCACCCCCGACGGTGAGTTCCGCGCTTCCCGTGACGCGCACCGCTCGACCGCCTCTAAGCTGGCCTTAGTCAACGCGGACACCGAAGCCTATATGAAAGCCAACGCGGAGCGGATCGCTGATCTCAGCGCCTCCCAGAGAGACGCGAAGCCGCACAGCTTCGACGACTACCGGGGGACGGTCACCGACATTGACCTCACGAACCTACCGAATGGCCTCTATGCGGTCCCTCAAGGCGACAGCCGCCTGAAGGTGCGCATTAGCCGAGGGCGTCAGGGCGGGAAGTGGGCCGGAACCATCTTCGTTGAGGATGCCGCAGTCTACGGACAGCGCCAACGGTACGGGATGCAACGCCTAGAGGAGACTTACCAGGGGGGCATCGCTGACCCGCTGCGAGCTATCCTGGCTGACCCCTTCGAGGCGAGCAAGGAGTACGGGCGATTGACATCCACATGCGGCGTGTGCGGCAAGGCGCTCGAAGATGAGATAAGCGTGGCGAACGGCATCGGGCCGATCTGCGCGGGGAAATTCGGGTAGACCCTAGCCACATATCCGCCCCCAGAACCCGGCCTAGCGTCGGGTTTCTGGGTAGAGGAACCTATCAATCAGCAGAGGAGACCTAGACCAATGGTTAACATAATCGAAGCACTGACCGCTTTTGTGAATAAAGGCCCAGGATTAGAGTTCTGGGATTATCGTGACGTTAAGGCATACCGCAAAGCATCACGCCGCATAACTAAGCAACTGCACGACTTTCGGGCGCTGGCTTCCAGGGTAGTGGGAACGGCGGCTATAGATTCGCCAATCACCGAGGACGACCTGCTGGAAGCGTCCCGGAATGCGTTCTCTGGGAGGCTGACGCTTATCAAGAACGTCGAGGATGGCACCTATAAGGTTGACTACTGCACCGGGCAGTATTGGTGCGTTGAGTATCGTGCGGCGGCTTGCGCGGTATTAGCCGAGGCGCTGCGAATGTTCTGGAACGAAGACAACCCCAGAGAATACGGCGACGGGCACGATATGACCCCGAACGATTGGTTGGTAAACCAAGCGCGCCTAGCAATGGGTCGCGGCATTGCTGACCGTTGGTTTCGATAAGTTCCAACTGATGAGGTGCGGGTGGTCCCCGCGCCGAAACCCCGGCGGAGGCGGGGGTCTTGGATAACCAAACGAGGACTGACCAATGACCGACCAGGAACTAGAACGAATGAGCGGCGAGTGCGCTGTAACCTATGCGCTTGCGCAAGCAATCACGGCGATCAGCCACGATAAGGCTATGGAATTCGCCGACCTTGCATCTACAATCGCCGATAAGTGCGGCATGAGCGTCGCAGACCTTCGGCGCTGCGGCAATGACGCAAAGCAAGCTATCGACGCGGAGGTGCCGCAATGCTAACCACCACCGCCATCTTGATATGCCTATACCTGGCCGTCTGTTTGGCCGTCCTGGCCGTGATCGTCGCGGCTTCGAGGAATTCCCGCTCGCCCTGGCTTCCGCTTTGGGTGCTACTCATCGGGGTTCTGATCGTGATGCTCGGCGGCTGGATGGAATTCGCCGCGCATCCCTGGACCGTCTAACCCAGACCGCTCGACCGACTCAGCGGGGCTTCGGCCCCGCTTTTCTTTGCCCGCCCTCAGACTCTCAAGCTCTCAAGCTCTCAAGCTCTCAGACTCTCAAGCTCTCAAGCTCTCAGATTCTCTAGCTCTCAAGCTCTCAAGCTGCTGATTCTCAAGAACTTAAACTATCATTCTCCACCCTATATATATGAGAGAATGTGTTCTTGAGTGTCAGTGTTGCGTTGACCAGAAAAAGGGTGTACAGTCCGCATTCTGGATAGGCGAACCGAGGAATTAGACCAATGACCAAACAGCAACGTCAGATCGTTCGAGAATTCATCGAACTGCACAACAGCAAGGTCAGCACTCATCTGCGCTCGCTCGGCCTTCTCAACAACAACGGCACCCTCCCCAGTGGTGAGGGCGCTCAGATCAACCTGGAGCGATGGTTCTTCGATGTCATCAATTCTGATAATTACACCCTCCGCGTCACCGACGCTGGAAACGTAGAAGCGTATTTGGAAATAGGCAGCTTCTATAGTCACAGCGGCAACCCGGTGATCTTCGAGTTCGATGCCGCCGCATGGCCTTCTCTATTCGAGGAGGCCGTGTTGGTTTCGGTTGAGAAGGGCGTGGTCAGTAGGCCGGATGTCTTCATCGAACCGCACATCATGGTTGATATTTGCGGTGACAGCCTAGCCGCGTCTTATGAAGACCTTTTTATCAACGATGACCTCGGCGCAATCGCCGATCTCCCCGGCATGACAAATGCCCTGCAAGTATTCATTTGGAAGTTGATCGATGCGGAGCAAGACAGTCTGATAAAGGCTGTCCTCCAGTACGCGGGTGATCTCGTCAATTTCGACGAGGATGGCAACGTCACGCCAGAATCCCGAATAGAGGTAGCCGAGTGGCTTGAAAAAAACGATGACAAGAACGATGACAAGAACGAGGCCACGATTGAGCTAAAAAAAGGTCTCGGTAGAATCATCGAGTCGGGGGTGGTGGGATGAGATACGACTACTGCCTGTTAGCTGTGGATGGTGACTGTTCAGCGGGTGCAATGGCTGACAAGAATTCTGTTTTACCCGTTCAGAAAAGGCACCTAAAGGCTGTCGCTAAGTTCTTGAGAGCCGATCTTGAGTGGTCTCTCGCTGTTGCTCTCGATGACATCAACTATTCAGAAGGCTACCGAGACCCTAGATTCACCGCTGTAAGTAAAACATCGTGGCGGTTGCGAGAGCTAGGGGTGTTCCACCACAAATGGCATGCAAGAACCGAGTGGATTCTGGTGGAACGCGATTGCCTGGAAGCTGGGAGTCATGGCAACGATTGGCAGTACGCGGAGCGTCAGGAGGAAGCGGCATGAGATATCACATTAACCAAGATTCTCTGGGCGAAACCTCCGAATTTCAGGCCGAGGCGTTTGCGGCAGCAGTGCAGAAATCGTTGCCGAGAGTTGAAATCATCCTCTGTGAAGAGGGCCAGCCCCAATCCAATACTGAAGAAGCGGAGAATCTCTGCGAATCAGAGGTGAGCCGCATTTGGGATTCGATGGAATGGTTCAGGCGAGAAGGGGCTGGCAGCGTGACCATCAACCGCAACTCTCAGGGTGGCTGGACTGTGCGCTGGCCCTCAGCCGAGAACCCTGGCTTATCTCACGAAAAACATTTCACCCCGGCAGTCGGTTATCGATGCCGGGAAGAGGCCATTTCATTCGCTAAGTCTAAAAGAGAGCAACACTAATGAAAACCATCACTCTGATTCTCACCGACGAGGAGATCGAACAACTCACCACCCTGGTGCAATTTATGGTGCGCGACATTGAGGACGATCTTCACAACGAACCAGATAATTCTCTGTCTGGTGTGAGCGCGTACTTTTTGAGCAATGCCTTCAGGTTGGTTGGCAACTTGTCAAAAAAGATATCCGCTGCTGCGAAAAAAGCGAACGAAGGGGGTGAGGTATGAAATACATTCCATTCGCGCTCGTTGCTTGCGGTTACCTGTGGGTTTCTAACGGATCGTATTCTGACGAAATAGCGGCACAAAAACATTACTGCTCTATGCTGGCTATTTATGAGTCCAGCGAGGGTCAGCATGGCTGGCCTAATTTCAAACAACTAGATTGTAAAAAGGGGAACTGAGATGACCAAAAAAAACACTGTTGAACTGGACGCTTCGTTACAAGCGAATAAAAAGCTGGCTGAAAACTGGCTCTGGAATCCTTCTCTGATAGCTGATGTTACACACGCAGTGTCTCAGACGATTGGATGCCGACAGACGGTTCAAAGCGAGGACTTCCACCATCTGACTTGGTGCTGTTCAGACGGTAAGAGTGATGTGATGGTTGAAATTCGTGACGGCACGCAATCTCTGCTCATGAACACTGACCGCTACAGGAGCCACCAGGAAAATTTCGCCCTGGAAGGCATTGCCGCGAGGTATGGGCTTCAGCTTGGAGAGTTCACCGATGATTGTTAAGTCTCTGTTGAAGAAGTTGGGGGGAGAAAGGGGAAAATAATGGGATGTTGGGTAATGCCAGAAACGCAATCTGATCGAGATCAGGTGGATGAAATCCTGAGCAAGCCCCTCCCTTGCGGGAAGGATGGTCAGAACGCAATGGACGCAATCTCTAACCTAATCGGTGATGACAAGCTCTGTGATGACATCATTGGGCTAGCGGCAAGAAACCCGCGCTACACAGAGAATTTTCTGATATTGGAAAAACTGCGCGAGTGGCATGAGAGAGCGTTGGGAAAAGGTCACTGAAACGGGCAAAGATAAATAATGAGCAAAGATAAGAATCAGAACGAAGAAGCACACGCTTTTTCTTTCGCGGTCATCACAGAAGAAGTGGTCCGGCTAAAGGCTCTTCAGATCGTGATTCACAATGAAGACAGGATTGACCTACAAAAAATCATGTCCACGGTAGCAAGGCATTACATCGTGCAAGCCTTGGATAGAGCTAGAGGAAACAAGTCTCAGGCTGCAAAAATGCTTGGTTTACCGAGCTACCAGACACTGGACAACTGGATGAAAAAGCATGAGGTCGTTATTTTCGCTGGCTCGGACTCATGAAGGAGATGAGGGCAGCACATAGCGAAGACAGAACGGTATCACCGTTGGCCCCGTCCGACCGGACGGGGTTCCATATTCACTTTACAAGGACATCAAATGAAAGACCCAGATGATCGGATGATTACCGAAGAAAATAATTCTTATGCGTGGGAAGCCCACCAGCATCTTGAGGAGCGACAACGATCAGAGGAGGAACGTTCTAGCCTCAGAGAACTCACTGAACGGCTTGGACAGGCAATAGCTATTCTCAACGTGCTGGACCCGCAAGTTCTCAAGCTCCGAAAACAGCTTATTCGACTTCGGGATGACCTCAAAAAAGAAAACCTGAAGCTAGGTCAGCGAGCAGTTGATGCTGCTAGAAAGGCTGGTCTTTGAGGGCTTTACAACTCTCTAGGTTTTGAGACTCTATTCTCAAGATTTCAAACTGTTTTGACTTTGAGACTCTATTCTCAAGGTTTGAAAGCATTTGGCTTTTCAGACATATCATCACCTAACGACCAGTCGAAATCCTCTTCTTCGAGGTCGCTGAACCTGCCTGTGGCAACGTGATACTGGAGCTTCTGTTGGCCTCGCTTTGCGATCCAGTGGAAACGACTTTTCCAGATATTCACTATCGGTTGGTTATCGTTGCCTTCCAAGAACAGAGAGATCCCCACGTCAGCTTTACTATTAAAACTGTGAGATCCCGAAATCGCATTCCCGTCCAGTGGCTTAGACTTCGCATCGTAAGGTTGCTTCGTTGGGTGAGCTACCAGGAAGGTGCTTAACTGATGAGCAGCACTGAAGCTGGTGATGCGTGAGAGCATCTCGCTGATGCCAAGATGCTCTGACTCATGTTTGGATTCCAAACAGTTATATGGATCAATCACCAGACCACTGACCGATTTTCTGAGTATCGCGCTCTTGGTCCGATCAATGATGCTTTGCAGAGTGGCAACCTCACCATCTAGATTCTCAAGAAACACAAAATGTTCATCGATCCATTGCATTGCGGTTCGCAATTCATCCTTGCTCATGCGCTCAGTCGGCCCCTCAAAAAAAGGCTTGCCGTTATAGAGGGAAGCGAGCTTCAACACAAAAATTTTCACGGGGGTTTCCATCGAACAAATGGCCCAGCGCATCCCGTGGAGCTTTGCCGTGTTGACTGCGAGTGCGGATATCCAGGTTGACTTGCCATGCCCAGGCATTCCAGTAACCACATACAAGCCTGGGGCAATGGTGATTAGATCATCGAGAGAATCAAAACCAGTGCTCAGACCCTTCCCGGTTCCCCCAGCCTCATACAACTCCTGAACCTCATCGCTATAATCAGAAGCTCGGTAGACTCCAGCCAGCGGCATGGGGGTAGCGGCCTCAATAATCTCTTTTAGACGCCCTGGCCCCTCGGCACATAGCACAGCGTTGGCATCCTTCAGTTCCGTGGTGAACTTCACCTCCCAGCATTTTCCCAAGCCAACACGCCGCCCAATTTCCTGCTTCAAAATATCGCCGGGACCGTCATGGTCGGTAGCTAAAATAATCTTGCTACATGACTCCAGCAACTCTCTAGCTTCCCAGAGGTAATTGAACTTGGTGCCGTCGTCATTTCTAATGTGTTTCGCTGGTGCTCCATTGGGTACACTCACAACCGCCATCTTGGTATCAGAGTCAGCAAAGGCTTGCGCCACTGAAAGACAATCGATTTCCCCTTCACATATCACCAAAGGCACATCCGTCATGTCCTCTGGCAGATTCTCAAGCCCGTAGAACGTCTGTGCTGCCCCGCTCTGGGTGAATGCCTTACCCTTCAGGGAGCGCCATTTCACGGCGCTAGGCTCCTCTGAGGAGCCGTAGACGAAGCCCATAGCCAATGCCTCGCCCTGTTTCTTGCCAAACCATCGGATATCGGTGACCACGCCGTACTTCCGATAGGTAGCCTCAGAAATCTTGCGAGACCCCATGAACTCCCGAAGCTCCCTGTCGTGAGTTGCCGAAGGCATTTCAATGACATTGGGTTGGCCTGGGGCTTTCAGGAATTCTTCAAGCTCATCTCTAAGGCTTGCGGTTGGCGGCTTTGTAGATACTTTTCCAGCCGCTTCACAATGGAAGCAATGATATATTTTGTCAGGGCCATCAATCTTGACGGAAAGGGTCTTCTCTTTTGATTTTTTACGAGATCCTGAACAGGCGGGACAGAGAATGCGGGTGTCTTGAAAGCAGTTCATCACTGCAAGTTCTAGGTCGTCAATCATTTCTCGGTCTCCTCGCTGGTGTCTTTTTCTCGAATTTTCAATATAATCGCGTTGAGGTCCGGTTTGGTCACCTAACCTCGCTGGTCAGTTCCTCGCTGACAGAACCCCTGCCAGTCTTTCGGAGACTGGTGGGGGTTCTTTATTTCGATCTCCTTAATTATGATCTCGGATCGGGGATTCTCCCGGTCCAATCTCCAGAATAAATGTTGTTCCTTAACTTGTCTATCGTTCTTGAATAAATAATTCTGAGCCGAGTCGAGCAGGAGGCTGATATCCAGGTCGGGTCTCCTAGAGCCGTAGAAAACAGTGACCCACATAGCTAAATCACCCTCTAGCAAAGGGTCCAATATAGGGCATTGTGCTTGAAAATCAGTGACATAGCGTCTTGCTGGGGCGCTCTTGATAAACCTTGGTTTGCCCCCAATAGTAACTAGCTTGCGGCTATTCGCCTTGCTATAGGGCTGTCCTTGGACGGTAATAGACACTACTCGCTGTTCTTTGCTATGCAACTAGATAACCTGTATAGTCGAAAATTGAAATAGTAAACAAAGCTACTAAATGGAGAGGATATGAAGATCGAGCGCGGCATACCTATGCCTTCTAGGCTAAGTGATCGTGTGGAGGTTGGGCCTCTGCCCCTTAGCGAAATGAAGGTAAACGAGTCAGTCCGAGTGGACGCGAAAAATGGTCGTGAATTGGAGCGGAAGTACAATTCGTGTCGCATAAGGTGTCAGAGATTCTCACGGAAACACCCTCATATCAAATTCAAAATAGCGAAAGATTCGGATTCTAAGGGTCAATATCTTCGCATCTGGCGGGTATCGCGTGCCAATTAGAAACGATCTGGGGCTGCTGGAGCCTATCTATCAGGCTCTCGCGCATGATTCCTACGACTCTGGTGGCGCTGATATCACGCCTACCGCATGGATCGATAGCCCTCGAATCGTACAGCTAAAGAAGGCTCATAAGGACGAGATCGAAGAATCTGTAAGCAAACTCGCCTTCAGCGCCCTTGGTACCGGCTTCCATCATGTAATGGAGAAATCTACAGGTGATGATGATGGGGTTGTTAAGGAGGAGCGCATCTTCTGGGACCACCCAAGCGGCCCAAGAACCTCTGGTGCTCCCGACATTAGAATTCTCAAAGACGATGGCACCTGGCAGGTTGCCGATTACAAAGTCACATCAGTCTACAACGCCATGTTCCCCCAGAAACCAGCTTGGGTACAACAACTCAACAGCTACGCATATTTGCTGAAAAAGGCCAAGGACATTGAGGTGTCAGAGCTTTTCGTTCTAGCGATGCTGCGCGATTGGAGGTCTTCTGACGTTGGGAGGCCCAACTACCCTGAAGCACCCATCGTGCAGATGCCCATACCGCTATGGGAGTGGGAAGATATCGAGTCTTTTGTTGATGGGCGCATTGCTCTTCACCAACAAGCGTCCTACTCCGCCTTCATAGGCGAGGAGCTTCCCCTATGCACCGCAGAGGAGATGTGGGAGCGCCCGGAGAAGTTCGCAGTGATGAAGTCTGCGAGTCACAAACGCGCCAGCAGATTGCTGGACTCAATGGAAGAGGCTATCGAATGGGCTTCTGACCCGACCAATGGCATGGACAGTAAACACGTTATCGAACATCGCCCTGGCAAACGGGTGCGGTGCAAGGATTGGTGTGAAGTCGCACCGTTTTGCAATCAGTACAAAGCATACCTGGAGCAGAACAATGACGATTTTTGATCTCGATCAATCGATCACTGTCGAATTTCGCGGTGGTGTTGATGAAATTGAAAAGAAAATGCTGGGTCTCTGGGCTGATCCGAGGTTCAAAGAGGCCAACGTGGGGATGCGCCTAATAAATGAGCATGTCGTAGTCATGATGGGACAAAGAATCGTCACTGAAATTCCGTTTGCTCTATTTGAAAAGCTGGCAGTCAAGGAGCTTGCAGATATCATCATCAACCAAGTGAAGTACAAATATAACTCGTCTTGAAGGAGACAAAATGAGCAGCGAGGAAATGACCTATCAAAACATCTGGAACACACTCAGCAGTGTGGACTGCAATGAACACACCGATAAAAAAGGTGGCCTGACTTACCTGTCATGGGCTTGGGCATGGGGAATCCTGATGGAACACTACCCCATGGCGACTTTCGAGTTTAGTGATAACGAAGCCCATGCCGATGGCAGCATGACGGTCCACTGCACCGTCACTATTGGCGAATGCCAGCGGTCTATGTGGTTGCCCGTAATGGATTACAAGAACGCCGCAATCAAATCGGCCAACAGCAGGGACATCTCTGATAACAAGATGCGCTGCCTGACCAAAGCGTTGGCGCTTTTCGGGCTTGGGCACTATATTTTTGCGGGTGAAGACACCGTGAATGCTGGCTCAAATGCACAGACCGTCAAGGCACAGGCTGAGAAGCCACCTCCTGCTAAAGCAAAACCCAAACCACCTTTGCCTCTGGAGGCGCGCATGTCAAAACAGAAAGAGCTAGTAGCTGGTGCTACTCCAGATAACATAACCAACGTGATGGATTTTGTATTCCGAACCATTTTCCATTTTGCACTGCCGCCTGAAGGAACAGAGCAAAAAGAAGGTGCCCCGGAAACAGTCGCAGGGTGGATCGACCAGTTCACCAGTAGCAACGGCAACAAAAAGACCTTGGTCGAACTTTACAATGCCGGATTCAAAGAAGAGGTTCAGGCGTTGAATAAACGTCTGGACAAAATTCGTTCTCTTGAAATAGAGGAACTTTATCAATTACTGCGAGAGCAGAAGGAGAAAGAGAATGGCTGATAAGTACCCGAAAACCAAACAGGGCGGCCTTTGGAAAAACGATACTGCCACCCCTGAAAACAAGCAACCGCCCTACAGGGGGCACCTCGTCGTCACTGAAGAAATGCTGAAAACGCTCGTTGTTCTGATGCGGAACAATGCTTGGGAAAAGTCTGGGCAGAGTCCAGATCTGGGTCCGAGAATCAATCTGGCAGCTTGGCTCAACACCGCCAAGGAAAGCGGTGATAAATATTTCGGCATCAACGGGGATGTGTATTACCCAAAAGAGTACAACCATCTATTCGATGGCAGTGAAGAGACTCCTGCTGCCCCTGCTGCCCCTGCGCCGAAAGTTGAAAAACCAGACGATGATGATTTCCCGTTTTGATTCGACATCAACTCGGCTTGATGAGATGCGACAGCAAGTCTCAGCCTTCCATGCTAGACACCCGGAAGTCTGGGGCTTGTTTGTCCAGTTCACGATAGAAAAGATAAACCAGGGATTTAAGAATTATTCAGCCAGGGGAATCTTTCATCGAATTCGATGGGAAACCGATCAGCCAAACTACATGGAGGGATGCGAGTTTAAGCTGAACGATCACTACTCGCCCTTCTATGCTAGGAGATTTATGAGAATGTACCCACAGCACGATGGATTCTTCAGAACAAGACGACAGACAAGCCAGGAAGACTACCCATCTCAAATGGCACCTCTGGTCCCGAGAGACTATTTGTGAGTCATTATTCTGTAATTCCTGAACTACCACTTGATCCTCCAGACCACTGGTCATGCGAGGAATGCGGTAAGCATTTCTATCCCGAAGCCTACAAAGAGCCACAAACCGATGAGCCTGTCCTTTGTTACGACTGCAAGAACTTCCATGACTAACTCTCTTCCGAAAATTGATAAAGGCGTACCGCTACCTGTTGCTCGATTCGATGAGGGACATCCCTTTGCTGTGCTTAGGAAGCTGAAGCCTGGAGACAGTGTGTTTTTCCGTGGGGTGATCGCTGGCAGTAACGCTTACAAGGTGCTGTCCAACCGGATGTCATACCTGAAAAACACCTTGGGATTCATGCTCACCGCGAGATCAGTTGTTGAGGATGGATCGAAGGGAGTTCGAGTATGGAGGAGAGCATGAGCGCCAGTGACAGGCAGGTCGGCGGTGACCACTACAAAGACTTAGAAATTCAGCCGCTCGAGTTCATTGAACGTAACGGCCTTGGATATGGGGTAGGGAATGTCATCAAATATCTGTGCCGATACAAAAGCAAGGGCGGCATCGAGGATTTGCAGAAGGCAAGTCACTACATAGATTTGCTTATTGATTTGGAGAAAGGAAAGTGAGACTTACTGAGTACATTGTCAGCACCGCAAAGCCAGCAGAAAAACTCAAAAAGATATTTGATAGCGGAGGCTTGTATCTTGCTGTCTACCCTTCGGGATCGAAAGTCTGGAGACAGAAATATCGTTACGGTGGGAAAGAGAAAACTCTTACCCACGGAAGATACCCTACTACCTCTCTGGAGCAGGCCAGAGAGCGTTGCGCTGAGGCGAGACGATTGCTGGCAAACGATCTTGACCCCAGCGTTCTCAAAAAGTCCCTGAAAAAACTGAAGCGCGATATGTCTAACCGACGTATCACTGATCCACAAGACGATAGGCTCCTAAAACTTTATATCGCTGCTATCAAAGAAGTTCTTATGAAAGAGGCGAAAAAATGATGCTAATTTGGCACTGTTACTCTGAATCAGACTCACCGTCGTGGCGCGTCAAGCACCTGACTCCATACAAGATTACTTTTTACATAACTGACGTACAGGAATCTCTGGCGGTCAAGCTGGGCATATCCGTCAAAGAATATGCAGGAAAACTCGCACAGGAAAAAATAAAAACTTTAGAGGAAGAAGCTAAACAATCAGGAATCTCTCTGTGGCAGCGCATAGAGACATTGAGTTTGGAAGAAACAATGGCGCTACAGATGGAAGCAGAAAATGATGTTCATCTGGAAACGATGGAAACGATGACCGGAAAGCCTTTGCCTGAAACCTATGTCCAGGCACAACTCAGGTACATAAAAAAATTCATTTCCGCACACAAGCCAGAGGTCAGGGAACACCTTTACAGCCTCGGTCTGCTCAAGTCGAAAAAGAAACGCCTGGCGGTTCCCCGCAATGATGAAGCCTATGAACAGCTTTTGAGTTGGTTTCTCCACTGCATCGACCGCGGAGAAGGTGATTTTGTTTTGAACTATGGTCACGTCCCCTATGATGGGCACGGAATTTATTTCCGAGGCGATGATAACGGAGAAAGACGAAGACCTCTCTGGCCCGAATTGAGTCTGAAAATCAGTGGTAGCGATTCCGCAACCGGGAGCGAGACTCCGTTTTCTTTACCAGTCTACTACTTCCCGCATTTCCTGAAGGAGTGCATCAGCGCCAGGGTGGATGATTTCTCAGGTGAGAAAGAACCTGCCATAGAGCTGGATATCTGCGGTGAAAAAGGGCATGAGGTTTGGGAAACGCTTTTTGACGGCAAGAAGGATTTTGGGGAACTGAGAAAGATTCCCGGCTTCATCGAAAGAGGGTTCATCAATAAATATATCCGGGATTGTATTGATGGCTGTCAGAAAGACCTAGACCTCGAAATAATCAAACACGCAATCCTCACCTGCAAAAGTCTGGAATCTATAAGGAGCTACCCCAGACTGAGATCCGTGGGTGAGTCTATTCTGTGTGGTGATGTTTCTGAGAACGATACAATGTTTATCTACTATGCCATGTCGCTGTGGGGAAGAATGAAAAGTACTTCACTGAGGTAGTATTTTAAGGAAAAAAACAATGCAGTGTTCTTGCGGCGGAGAGATGAAAAATCACAAGATACAGAAGCGCCTTCAGGTCGTGGCCGAATTCCAGTCCTGCAAAAGTTGTGGCAGAGTCCACTGGATGTGGGCTGGGCCTGAGATCGACAGAACAGAATATCCGCTGGCTCCTGAGTTCGTCACTGAGGTAGAACAATGACCCAATCCAAACCAGCAGTCCATATTATCAGTCTGGGTGCTGGAGTGCAGAGCAGCACGATGGCGTTGATGTTCGCCAAAGGCGAATTAACTCCGATGCCTGACGGGGCTATATTTGCCGACACAGGGGCAGAACCACAGTATGTTTATGATTGGCTGGATTGGCTGGAAACCCGGTTACCTTTTCCTGTCCATCGAGTGATGCACAAAGAAGGCTTACAGGAAAGCATCACTGAAAACCTGGAAGATGGAAAATTTGTCAGCGTTCCATTTTTCACAGAAAGCATCAGTGGGGGGGGCTGTTGCGCCGCCAGTGTACGAGGGAGTTCAAGCTCTTGCCCTTGACTAAAAAAATCAGGGAATTAGTTGGCCTAAAATATCGTCAGAAAGCGCCGAAAAAAATACTGGCTGTTTCATACATAGGCATTTCGCTGGATGAGAGTATCCGCATGAAGCCTTCAAGAGAACACTGGATTAAGCATGAATGGCCTCTAGTTGATAACAGAATGAGGCGTTTGGATTGTCTCGCATGGATGCAAAAAAATGGCTATCCAGAACCGGGACGGTCAGCTTGCACATTTTGTCCCTACCACTCTGACAAAGAATGGAGTGATCTTAAAAACAATCATCCAGAAGATTTCCAAAGTGCCGTTAAAATCGACGAGATGATACGGGATGGGGTGCGAGGGACGAAAGAAAAACTCTATCTCCACAGGAGTCTCGTTCCTCTAACTGATGCTGATTTTGCTACGCCAGAAGATAGGGGCCAACTGACGATGTTTAACGATGAGTGCGAGGGGATGTGTGGGGTGTGAAATGAAATCAGAGGAATTTGGTGCTGAAAAATCTAAAGAATTACACGAATGGGTATTCACCTCAGAACATACCGAAGTAGTAGATAAATTCTTTGATGAAGAGGGCAAATTTAACCCAGAAATGTTCGCCGCAAAAACTTCTCAGCGGAAGGCGAAGGGGAAGGGGTTTTTGATACCTTGCACGCTGAAAGAACTAATGTCCGTCTACTCCAAAATTGGAATGACACTAGAGTACGGTCTAATAAACTGGTATGCAAAGGTATGGAACTATGAAGAATGCCCAAATGAATTGGCTAAAGAGGTTACTGCGCGGCTCGCGCCAGTCTTTGAGATGGAAAAGATTGAAATAAAATTCATAGAATCATGGTCATCCATGTGGGACGTAGAGTTTGAAATAAGAAATATCAGTGAGCAGTATTGCCCTGAAGAAAAACCATCTCCTAGAGTGTTTTGAGAAGGATAAAATGAAACCAGAAACACTACGCAAGCGCCGTGTTTCCGCTGTACGAGCCGTTCTTAAAAAGAAGAATCTACCGTCCGATATGAGGCGGTATTGGACGCATACCCTTATTGCGTTGAATGGCTGGGAGCTTGAAAAGCGCAACGCCGGTATTAAATGAAGTTTGGGCGCAAGACGTACCAAGGGAGACATTTTGCAAAACTGCTTGATTTCTCTATTTGTCTCCCTAGTGAATGAATTCTGGAAGTCAACCCTTTATCTGTTTTCTTTCACTGCCCAATAATCAGCTAGATGGGCAGCACGGATAGCATCAGCAGATAGCGTGTAGACGTTAAGCCTCTCGCTTTTGCCCTTAACTTCAATAGAATCCAACGGTTGAACCAAGTAGGGATCCACTGCCTTGGCGGTGGTCTCACCGATCAGAACGTCCTGCGTATACTTTCGGGTGCTTGATTCCAACCTGGCTGCGACATTCACCGAATCCCCGATAGCTGAATAGTCAAACCGCTTGTCTCCCCCGACATTCCCGATCACACAGGGGCCAGTATTGACCCCGATCCCAATTCCTAGCTTGGGCAAGCCCTCTGCCTCGATCTCCTTGTTCAACTTCTCAAGCGCGACCAGCATCAAGCCAGCACAGGTCACGGCCCGTTCCTCATGGTCATCGCAATCCACGGGAGCGCCCCAAAAGGCCATCACGCAATCGCCCATGTACTTGTCTATCGTGCCATCGAGAGATAGCACTACATCGGTCAGGGCTGAGAGCAGCCTGTTGATGAGGGCCACTAACCCCTGGGGATCGTTGTTGTTCTTGAAATGCTCTGATATGGGGGTGAAGCCCACGATATCGCAGAACAGGAAACTCAGGGTCTTGGTATCCCCGCCGAGCTTCATCAGGCTGGGGTCATCCACTAGCTGCTGAACCAGCTTGGGGCTGACATACGTCCCAAACATCCCCTTGATCTGGAGCTTCTGTCGATATTCAGAGATCATCCTCTGCCCAACCCCCACCGATCCGACCGTAAGGCTCGAAATCACGGGAAATGCAGCGTCTACCAGCACTCCAAACCGCAAATAGCCCCAGACGGAGCCAGAGGCCGTTAGAACGCCGATAGCCAAAACCCCCACTGGGACACTAAGAACTGGTAAACGGCCCGCTACCAGGGCCGTACATAGCCCCAGTAACAAGATTGCCAAGAATTCTGCCCCCAATGCCCAGTCAGGGCGCACAGGGGAAGTTCCGGCTAACAGGGTCTCAAAAAGGGTGGCTTGGATCTGGTGGGAGTACATCAGCCCCCTCGGGGTGGGGACCAGAGGGGTAATACCAGCCGCAGTCACACCGACAAAGATGATAGTTCCATTGAGAGGTTCCTGAGAAAAGCTGTTTGCCCAGTCTATCCAGACCCTCCCCGCGGCATCGGTATTGATGGTGTCGAAGCTAGGCACCCTGACCGCCTCTATGCCGCTCTCAGAGCCTCTAACCTGATAGGAGGGGTCTCCTGCCAACCCCCGCAGTACATCCAGCCCAAGAGCCGGATATAAAGATTCACCTACTCGAATTACCATCGGCACCCTGCGGACCAGCCCATCCACCTCTGGAGCGGTATTCACGACCCCCGTACCAATAGCCGCCTCTTGCAGCAGAGCTACATTCGGCAGAATGCCAGGGTAATTGATGGCGTTCTCGTGGACTTCGCCCAGCGTTGCCACCCCGATCTGCCAGCCCTCCTGCCGATTTGTGTCAGCAGTCGCTACCGCAGAAAGGAAAGTGGGCATCTGAGCCATGCTCTCAGCAAACTCAGCATCACCCCCAAATCGGTCTGCTTCAGGAAACAACACCGAATACACCACCGCCGCAGCCCCTGCATCGAGAAGATTCCGATTCAACTCTGCAAGCTGCTGCCGGGGCCAGGGCCATTGACCTCCCTCGGCTAGTGCCGCTTCGTCAATGTTGTAGAGGGAAATGGTTTCGCTTTGGACCGGATCGCTGATGGTCAACAACGCATCGAAGTATTTAAGCCTCAGAGTCTCTATAGGCCAAGGATCAATTACCCGCAGGAGTAATAGAGCAACCAGCAAAGCAATCAGGGCTTTCAATGTACCTCAAATTCCCACCAGGCAATGACCGAAGACCAAGGGATAATCATCGGCGTATTGATTGTCTTTTCGTCTTTCTGGTACAAATCAGTAGCAAGAATCAGGCATTCATCAGTATTCCCAACCTTATAACCGACAGTAGACCGGACCACTGGAGATAACATAGCTGCCTCTTTGAGAGGGTAGTCTTTCATTTCAATCCAAGCATCTTCCCAAAGAATCTCAACAATCGGGAATCTCTCTTTGTTGATGGATTTAACTTTTGACACTAAAACTACCCTTTCTTTCTGGCGGTTCTTGTCCTCTTGAATGATCTATTTTTAGCCTTAGAAGTAACCCCCAAGTTACTAGCCTTTCGGTTTTTTGGGTTCCCATCCCTATGATGGACATCCTTTCCGTCACCCTTAGATACCTTACCCTTATTTTTTCATTGCAGCACGACTTGCATTACGAGCAGCACGATTCTTCTTCTGCTCCTCTTTGCTCTGGTAATTATCGTATTCCTTCCGATAATTCCTTTTCTTTTTAGCCATCTAAATCTCCTAGTCGTACTGGTTTACGGTAACAGTTTTATTACAACTCGCCGTACAATCCAGCACAACGGTATAGTTCTTGACCGTGGCTCCCGTTTGAGTTGCATTCACCGTGTAGTTACCTTGCTCAACCCTGATATTTCCAACGTGCGCGCCGTTTCCTGATTGCGTCAGGTTGACCGTCGAGTTGTCGGCAGGATTATTACGGAACTCGATGTCTCCATCCTTTGCGCCACTGCCTGACTGAGTAATGGTTGCGTCGTTGTTGTTGCAGTTGCCACATGACTTTATGTAAGCATTGTGGTTTCCGCTCCCGCTTTGGGTGGCGGTCCAAGTGCTGTCATCACCAAAGGCATAGAACTTGGCGTAATGATCTCCGGTTCCTGATTGGTTGATGGAATATACGTTGTCATCTCCGCTCATGTATATCTCACCATACATATCATCACCATCCTGGGTGATGGTCATTTCGTTATTGTCCTCATCGGCATCAATGTAGCCCACATTGTCATTGCCATCCTGAGTGATGGTGTACTCGTTTCCCGTGTGATTCGTGTACTGTGAATAGGCTTTGGCAAGATTCCCTGTGCCGTCCTGATCTATATCTATGGTCGCGCTACTACAGGTATGAGTATCGTAGGTTCCATTAGATAACCCACACCAGACTCTAGCCGTGTTACTTCCAATCTGGTCAATGTAGATACTGGTATTGGAGCCTTTGGTATCTATCTCAACTGAATTGTCCGCTGCAAAAACGGGTAGGCTAAGGAGACTGATGAATATAAATCGCATTCTCCCCTCCTCCGTTCACCGTGATGTCCATCGCCTTTCCAGCAGTTAGCACCGAGATGTTATAAGCGCCCGACTTGTCAAGCTCAAGATCAAAGGTATTCTCAACGCTTCTGAAGATGGTCAATGCCTCCCCTTCAACGAAGGTGTAAGTCTGATTCTGCTGATCGAACCCAGCGAGGATTCCTTCGAGCTTTACCCCGTCAATCTCTGATACTCTGGCATCTTCTTTGGTGACAGACACCTCGATAATCGCAAGTAGGTCGGTCAGAAAATCCACATTCAGTAAATCAATATCAAGCCTGTCTATCTCCTCCTGTAATTCATCCTCATCCAGTTCGTTTTCATCAAGCTCTGTCTCTTCCAGAAGATCAACATCGAGGATGTTAGAGGCCGTACCTGACTGCTCATCAACCGCTTCAACAATCTCATCGGGTGGGCTAACGATCAGCAGATTATCTATAAACCCAAGCGTCATGCCCGTGAGAACCACAGGCGGTGTGGGGGCGGCTTCTGCAACGGTAGTCATCGTGGCCTGAAAGGGCTGGTTCAGAACCACCAGACTTGCGGCAGTCTCAACCGTTATCTCACCACTGGCGCTGCCATCCTCGTTAGGTAGCAGGATAACTAGGCTTCTACCTATCTCATCTACAGTTGTAGTGAAGTCGGTGCCTCGTATGGCAATCGTTGCCGTAGGGGTGCGTATGGAAATGTTCTCGCGGTTGATGCGACCTAGAGCGCCCGTAAGGAACCGAGCAGTTCCAGAAGCCATATTAAGAGCAAGGCGAGACTGTGAAGGATCAGGATCAAATACAAACTCGTCTATGACGATCTTGCTGTGTTCAGTAAGCCTCAGAATGGAGTCATCGAGGAAAGATATAGCCAGCCTGCCGTTGCCGGTACGGACATCATCAAAACTGGCAATCCCAAGCTCTAGCTCTGCTGTCAGGGAATCTGTCGTGTCTTGGCGAACGACCTCGCCTATTCCACGAAGCTCAGTGATTGAGCCAACTTGTGCCTGCGCTACAAGCGGAAAGAATATCAGCAGCCACTTGTGCATTGGTCAATATCAATCAGACCGCCGGTCGTGATGGCAACTATGTCAACTATTCCAGATGTACTGCCGCCTGAGTTCGTCTGATCTATGTCGATGTTATTAGTATTACCCGTGATATCTGCGGTGATGCTGTGATTTGCATTTCCCGTTTGGCTCGTGTCGATATCGTTGGAATCTCCGTCCACGTCCCAGTTATTGGTTGCACCCACAACTTCACTGACTATATTGAGATTGTTACTGGTTCCAGCAATAACGATATCGGTATTTCCTGATGTGGCTGTCGCTGCTGCTCCCGCTGTGTATGTCAACACATTGGAATCTCCGACAGCGGCAAAGTCAAAATCAGAACCTTGTACATCCCCTGTAGCTCCGACTGCGAGAGTTTGCGTATTGGAATCCCCGGTACTTCTCAACGTAAAGGAGCTGCTGTTTCCTTGGGCGATGGTAGCTGCGATCACATTTGAGTCACCTACCTGATCCACATCAACAGTCATGCTCGTACCTGTTAATGACACTCTCGCCTGAGAGGTTCCAATTATATTGGAGTTTCCGATCTGATCCAGATTCATTGTCAGAGCTGACGAGCCGCCGCTCTGGGTGATATATATCGAATTATTGGCGCTATGTGCTGACACCATATACGCCATAGAATACAAAAAGATAAGATAGCCTACCGACCATTTAATTATTAGCATCTGCATCAGATACCTCCTCTGTGTAATCCCACAGTTCAAGTTCCATGCCTCGGCGTATTGTCTCATAGACCGCCGCCTCAATCGCAGAACGTACTGCATACGTCTGGGTCTCGTTGGAGCTGACCCCTGCCTCTAGCTCAAAAAATTCAGTTCCATTGGATGTTGCCCGAAATGTATCAAATCCTGTAGCGGCAGAATAGATGCTCTTGCTAGTCACGACATTCAGAAGGATCTGCCCCGTTTGCACCAAGATCGTCCTCAAAGAGATAGTCACTTCATCAGCGCGATACTGAGTGTTCAAGCCAATCCCAAGGTATCTCGCACCTATCCCACCAGAACTCAAGTTTGTGTCGTAACCTATGATTCCACCTGACATGATTAACCCACTAAATAATAGTGGCTCAAGCTGGTTAGCCCCCTCCCCGTCATAACTATTTCGTGTTGAAATAATAAGCTGTCGTTCACGGGTCAAAGCGTCCAGATCACCTCTTTCCGCCACTAGGAACCACGTTCCATTTCCAGCCGCTAACAGCGCATCTATAAGAAAAGAATCCGCCCCCTGAGTCACAGCCGTTGAGAACAGAGCCATATTGTCGGCGGTAGCTCTCTGACCAGTTAAATCAAGAAAACTATATACGCTTACAACGGCTTTCTGTCGTGGGCTAGGTAGATCAATTAGATCCCTAAGAGTAGGGCGCTCTATCCGTGGACCGCGAGGACAATCATTGGACTCGATCCCATACTCATTGATGTAATCTCGACTGATATCTGCACATTCACGGGCCGAATTTACACTTGCACATCCGGCTACCAGAACCACTGAGCATAAGGTTAGATTCCGCACTCGTCCGTACTGCAAATACCGAATGACCCAACGGGTATACGGATTTCAGTTATGCCCCCATCTGTATCAGCAACAGTAAGAATAATCTCGGTTCCTGTGTTGATGAAACTTATCTGATTCCCTTCCAGATCAAATACGCCGCCCGATCCTCCTGTCTCTGAGTTGAACAGGCTCTCTGCGAGATCGCGCGATAGCTGGCTGAAAATTCTGCTTTCCAAATTTCTGACGAATTTAGCGAGCGTTGTGTTTTCCTGATCCCGCAATAACTGATCCGCCTTGGACTCGATCTCCTCCAAAATAGCCGCTTTTCGAGTTCTCTCCTGCTCGTCAATCGTCAGATAATGGGCCGACTGCCCAATACCGCTGAACGATGGACTGTTGAACTGAAACGTGAGATCAGTTGCCGATCCCGGGAACGATAGAAAAATAGCCGCTACCACAGCCACCACAATCGCAATCCTAGCTATCAATATGGGCATCATTTTTACTTACCTCTCTCATCTCAATCACTGTATCCAGTTTCTGCTGCAACCTTATGATATCGTTATCCAACATCCGTATACGATCAATCAAGGCAATTAAAGTTACATTAGCTTCCGCGAGTTTCGCCTTGATATTGTTGGTAATAAAATTCCATATGTAATAGATCATGTACAGGAGGCCGACTGCCGAGACTATGGGAAACCCATATTCGCTGACTGCTGCACCAATACCTTCCATCAGTCTCGCCGTGCATCTTCTTTCCCATCTGCTCTGGCGATCCGATTTAGATCGGGTCTAATCCCAAGCACAGAGCACATCGTCGCATCGAGGCGAATGATGTCGTGGTTCATGGTTTTAACCCGGTTATCGAGAGATTGAACAATGCCATGTATCCCGTTCACTTGGCCGATGACTGACTCCAGTATGTATTTGATGGTGAGAAATATAAAAAACCCTGCAATCAGAGCAATCGCAATGGGGAACCCTACGTCACCGATCAGTGAGAGGGCTTCATTCATCTTCGTTATTGCCCTTGAAAGCCTTGCTCTGCCCAGAGGTTCCAGCGTATATGCCGAAAACTGCCGCCATCGCTCCGACTACAATTGATACCAACGCTGATTGCTCAAGATTGGGTTCTGGAATAGTCATAAACCAAGTTACAACATCATAGAGCAAGACTATGTAAACACTTACAAAAATGCGGGGGAAAATACGCCAAGCATCGACAGTTCTAGCCAGATGTATCCAGCGGTGAAAAGGATTAACACCAAGATTATTAGGAGTAATTTCCAATTCAAGATCAACCTTTTTCTTAATCGGTTCTTCCATGGGTCATTCTTCCTCATTGTCCCTCGTCGGATCATTATCCCGATAGTATTTAATGATGTTAAGCGTTTGTCGAATATAGCGTCTAATATCAGCCAGATTATTGGCAAGGTTCTCATACGCTTGGGCAGTCAAACCGTAATACGCTACCGCAGGGGCATCGCCAGCATCATAGTTCTCAATGTACTCACGCATCACAGAAGGATTTAGAACGGTCCATTCAATCTCAGCCGGATTAACTCCTTCGGGTAAAGTCGGGTGGTACATTGGAGCTGGCTCTGTGATCGTCACAATTTCAACCGGAGCAACCACTGGAACTGCTGGAGGACTGCTGAACAGATTGCCCAGAGTGGAGCATCCACTGAGAGCCGCAAGACTACTCAGCAGCAGGAACTTCATCGAACTGGCGCGGGTTGGTTAGATCAACAAACTGTTGGTGTACCTGTGCTGTGCCTCTATTGACTACCCCCTCTATCAATCCGGGTCGGGCAATAGCGAGGTTATTCAGGTCATGTCGAGCGAACGTGTTACGCATCTCAGTGACCTCCTGACGAGCCTCATCATTGGCTTCTGAAAGCTCTGCGATACGCGCTTGGTTCTGACGTTGAGATTCTAGTTGTTCCTGTAGCTGGTTATTTTGATTGGCTATGGTGTTCTCCAGAACCTGCTGGTTATTAACCGAAGTCTGAAGCTCAACCTGAAGCTGACTGATCTGGGCCTTCTGCATATTGATATAGAAATAGGAGCCGCTGACAGAGGCTACCAAGAGAAATCCAAAAAGTAGGCTAAGTTTCATATAGCCACGCCATAGCAACAATTACAGCAAACCAATATAGCGCCCGATTAGCATCGTGAGAAGATAGACAGCAGGCAAGGCACCGACATTTCCGTATGCCATGCAATGCCGTTCCCCTGTTATTTGAGCCAGCCAAGAATTTTCTTGCCCACTTTATCGACCACGGCAACACCTTGAGTCAGTACCTTTGGGGGCTTATCGGCTATCCCGAAAGTCGCTCCTTCAGTAAAGCCCTTGGCAAACGCCTTGTCCGCCGAGGTGGGCTTTTCCAGATCCTCAACCGTCTTGGGGTTGATCGTTACTTCAGCACCAAAGGCCATGTGCGGGACAACGCCAGATGTGGAGATTTTCAGATGCAAGTCGCCGTCCTTGTCGTACCAGACTCCTGCATCCATGCTGACACCATCGCCTACGCCGCCTGTAGGTCCGGCCCAAACTTTCGCCTGGTTGCCGTCAGGATTCACATAGCTCCACTTCATTACGTTGGAAACTGTGACTCCGATATGGGCGCTGACGCTAACCTCAAGACCTCTGCCATCGTGGGTGTCCACATCACCGCTGACACCCTGCTCTTCGTTGACCGTCGTTACATCACAGACATTGTCGAAGTTCCACTTGTCTGTATATGACCACTTCTTTCCTGATTCTTTTTTGAAGTAGTAGTTACCCTTGGCATCAACGAAGAAAACATCTTCATCCTTGGAGTTGCTGACGTAGTACCCAGCGGGAACCTTTTGTCCTGTGGTCATGTTATTTTTTTGGCATCCGACAGTAGAAACAGACTTACTGTAATTGCTCATTTTCACCTGTTAAAGAAAAGGTAATTCCATCATTAGAAAGTCGTCTGACTATTTCTGGGTTTACATCCTCTGTTAACGGAATATCACCATACAAATCAGGATGATCTTTCTGTAAATTCAAAATCTGTTCTCTTTGCGAACGAGATAGGATAGATCCTAATTGTATTCTTAACACATCTCTGGCATAGCCTCTGGTATTGTTTATTGTTTGTCTAAAAACTTCTTTTTGCTCGTATGATGAAGCGTTTTTATATCCTGGGGTTTGTATTGTTTCAGATAAAATCCTATGGGCTAACTGACCCGATCTTGCTTGATACTCCAAATACAAATCAGTAGGTATTTCCTCTCCATCAAGACTCCTCTGAGGAAGTGCAGGCCAATAATTTTGCCCTTCATCCATGGACAGTCTGACCAACTCATCAGAAACCGGGTCTTCTCTGGAAAAAGAAGAATAAATAGGAGAGATAAAATCTGGGCCGAGACCTCCCGTCAATAAGATCGGCTCCCCCCAGAGATTGCGCCTTGCAGGAACGTCTTGAGAATAACCTGGAATCCTAGATTTAATACGATCCAAAGCCGTTCTTGTGTCTCTCAACATAGGGTCCATATTTTGCGCTGTTTGAGCAAAAAATGTCGGCACTAAAGTCCCTAACTGATTATTATAATAAGTGGAAAAGAACCTGTCAGGTTCGTTAATAGCCTCCATAAAATCTGATATTCCCTTGAAAAAGGTTTTGTTCAGAAGGTTCTGAGAAACAGAAGCTGACAACATAGCTGCTAATTCTTCTTTTTCTCCACCAGATATTTCTCCAAAAATGTCTGCGCTGTCAGCAGCTAGCCCAAACAAAATTCCTAATGGCTCAACACGGTTATACGCTAAATACCGAGTTCTCCCGTCTTCCTGTTCTATAGCAAATGAATAAGGTTGCCAGCCTGTCTCTCTAAGCCTTGCTCTAGCAGTCGAATCAGAAGGGCCAGAACCAGTTACTTTGCCCTGAGAAGCCATATACATAATCCCTGCCATAGCCGAGCTTCCTAGAGCCATGCGGCCCATTGCCTCATCTCTGGCTATACCTGTTCCAGCTTTGTAATCTGAAGAAAAGCGCCCCAGAAGCGTTCTTCGGCCTGCATATTTCAAAATGTTCAAAGGAGTCCTAATAAAAGGCATTAGAATTCTAGCTAGCGGAGCATCTGCTGCAATTCCTTGAAATTTGCTACCTAAAGAGCCGAGCGGTTTTGTAAAGGTTCGATCCCGAGCGACATCCATTGCCTGCAAATCTAGTTTTTTCGGCGGATTATCAATAATGTTTTGATAATGCTCTGCAAACTTTCTTGGGTTCTTTACCGGGTCAAGGCCCGCTCTAATCGCATCCCTGTAAGCCAGGGAATTAAGCTGCATTCGATACCCTATGCCCTTAAAAAACTCATCTGAAGTCATTAAGAGCCTGCCAGGAATCCTGATGATTTGACCCTTAACCCCTTTGATAGAAGACTGCCTTCTCCCTTCTAATTTAGAAAACAAATCAGAAGGCTCTCCAGTTATCAATGTTTGTTTGGCTAAACGATACCCATCTCGTATTCCTGAAAGCAGAGAAAGAGCATGAGCATTCGCCTCGCCAAAAGTAATTCTTTTTGTTTTGTCAGCACCCCTTAAAGCGCCCCATCCAGCCGCCAAGTATTTTTCTGGAATAGATGTTAATTGAGTCAAAGTATTAGAAAGAAAATTAACAGCATGAGTTTTGTACCCTGACAGCAAGCCATTGATCCAATACTCCAAGAACTTATCGGTCATTGTTGGGTCATTTGCAGCCTTTGTAACCTTATTAAAGTTAGCCAGGTCATTTGGCTCCATAATTGAGATTCTATCTGCTAGATCTCTGAGGCTTTTTCTCCCTCCAGCAGAAGACAAAGTTTCATCTATAGCCATTCCAGGCATAAATCTGAATTGTCTCAAAGCTCGTCCTGCTTCCGCAGCCAATCCCGCAACTTGCCCCTGAATTCCAACATGAACATTAAGAGCGTCTTTTAACGACAGAAAATCCGTATCTGCACCGCTTCTTGATGCGTCTATAGCTGCATTACGCACCCTGGTAGCTGAAGCTAGCATCAACTGCCTTGCTGCAAGTATCTTTTCTGCGCTCCATAATTCTCCAGGTCTTCTAGAAAGCAAGTCCTCAACAGACATATTAAGATCAGAAGCTAATTGGACTAACTGTTCATCCTTTACAACGCCACGCCGATGCCCTTCAAGAAGATCCTCAAAACGATCTGCCGTTGCCTCAATAACACTCTCAATATCACCAGAAGTTTCAATTCTGTCTAGGTTGATATTTCCTGCATATCTTGGCGGTTTTGTTTTAACAACCTGAGAACCAGGAGTTAGAGAAACAGGCACATCTTCAATGTTCTCGGCAGCTTGATCTGCCACTAAACGTCTGGCAGTCTGTTCTACGTTAGCCTCATCGATTTCATCTATTTTAGATGCAGTCGCCTCAGGGTCTAATTTTCCTCCGTTAGATAGAACCTCATCCGGCAACGGAGCTTCTTCTGTTCTTGGCAAATTTGACAAAGCCTCATCAGCATCACTCAACCCTTCTTCTACCTGACCTCTTTTTAACCGTACAAGAGATTTAATTGACTGAACAACTCCTGCTGAAGCAGCGCCAATACCAATATCCTCTAAGGCAAGTTTGAATCTAGCCTCCGCAACAGAATCATCTGGGTCTGCCTGCAAGTATTCAGTCACAGGATTTTCCAATGCTGGAACCGACTGAATTAGATCAGACAGCTTCTCATCAAAAGGATCAAAAACAGCCTGACCTGTTAATACCGCGCCTGCCTCCATCTTCATTGCGGTGCCAAGAGCTGTTTTACCTCGTCCTAGTATTTTCAGAGAACCAAGAAAAGGTACAAAAAATTGTGTCGCTGTTCTAACTAGCTGTCCTGCCCCCGTCTTTGCGGGGGCTACTTCAGGTAATTCGACATCTGATATGTCGGCGGCATGACCCTGTTGCCTTAAAATTTCTAAGTGTTGCCTGTATTCTGGGCCAGAAAGATAATTAGGCAAAGTCATTTTGTTTTGTTCGTCTACCCAAGTTATCCCGCCAACATCAGGCATTTTTTTCTCTAGCCAACCTGCCACATCATCGAACAGCAAATCAAGGGAATTCTGAGTTGCATCACGAATGCCGCCTACCATCTGCGGGATAAACTCTTTTTTCAACTCAAATTCTTCTTCTGAAAGAGGAGCTACCTCTGAAGGTTCCTCTGAAGGAAGAATCGGCCTTGTTACAGCTTCAGGATTTTGACGCAGAAGATTATTTCGGGTATTCAAACTAATTTGCTGTTGCTCCAGAGCCATCATAATCGTTCTGGATTCCTCTGGAGTCGGCACATCTCCTGCTATCTCAACATTGCCAAGACCCTCAACTCTGATTATCCCCATCTATCACCACCAAATGCTTACGGTACATTTTCCCCGGAACCAAGAACACTCCGACCCCGAAGCATCTGAGCAAGAAAATCAAGTTGCAGATAGTCATCGTATACTTCTCGCTGTCCTGGGGTTAGCGCTATACCAGACGATATTTTCTGCATAATTGGGCCTATAACAGCGGCTTGACGCTCACTCATTGACCCGACATCTGAAACTAATTTATTTGCTCTTCTTTGCAACAGACGATATTCTTCAGAATCTTCCTGCCCCGCTCTTTCAAGTCCAGCCATAGACGCAAGTGTTTTCTGGAGTTCTGATTGAGCTTGTGGCGTCAATGGTTTAGGTATAGCAGAAAGTTGTGCGCCAGCAATGGACACATCTCTTGTCAAATCAGCTATTTCTGCTTCAGAAGCCCCTCTTAACTCAGCTAACCGCAAAGCAGTGACAGCATTTCTTTGCTCTTTGTTCATCTCTGTTATTGTGTCTAAGCCTTCTTTCGCTCCTTTTGCAAAGCCCTCTCCACTTGCTATAGAAGCACCGATACTTGTTAAAGCTGTTGCAAGTTTGTCGTCTTCGGTATCAGAAGCAATATCTATAAGTTCACTGTAATCTGGAACAGTAGTTTTCTTTCCATACAAATCACCCAACTTGTCTAAATATGTCTGCAAAATATCGCCTTTAGGAGCGGCAAGCATATTATGACCATCATCATCACCATTATCTCCATTCGAGCCATTATCTCCATTCGAGGAGTCATCAGAAAAATCACCAGAAATTTCCCTTAGTTCATCAATGGTAAATTCACTCTCTGTCGAATCAGGTCTTGCATCATCAAGAGAACCTGTAATATCAGACGTGCCCAAAAGAACATCAGCCATAAAAGGGGAAAGACGAGTCGTATCTGGTGCTGCCTCAAAGTTTTGATTGCTTTGGAATGCCCGTATTAGTTCAGCATGTTCTGGATTTACTTCTTCATCAGGATTGTCCTGATAATAATTTTGAAGCCTTCTTCCTATATCATTCATAGATACAAAATCATTAGTCTCTACTCTAGGAACAGGACCCATATCCTGCATCCTGACAATCCCACCAGAGGCATTCCCTTCAGGAGCATTTTCTTCTAAAAACTCTATTGCCCTTTGAGCGCTAGTAGTGGGAGATACGTTTTCTGCTTCACTAGCCTCTACTGATCTAATTACATCGCCTGATCTAATTACATCGCCTCTATTTGAATAACGCTCATAGGCTGGATATCCGCCTAATCCAATAACCCCTGCTCTCTGTAGTATTTGCGGATTATTTCTGAAAAAATCTGCCACAATACCTGTGACTCTCTTCGGTAATAATCCTTCTTTGAAAATTCTTTCAGCTTGTTTGAAAGTCCCAGAAACTTTAGGAGCAACACTACCTGCCAAAGACATAAGAGGTTTTCTAAAAAAAACGCTTGGCGATAATGTCATAATCCCCGCTTCTAAACCCTTAGCACCCAGATACCTAGATAGACCTTCCGTATCTATATTTCCTTCTTCGTCAGTGAAACGGTTTTCAAGAGCGCGCATTTCTTCGCGTCCAGCCTCATGCTTCTTTCTATACCATTCAGGAACGTCCTCACTGCTTACTGTTCTACCAAAACTTAATGGAATCTCATAAGGAACAGACTCTCCTTCCTGCATCCTGACTACACCACCCCCAGCCATCGGTAAGACGGAAGGGATACCCATATTGGTTGCATTCGCCATTGCCTCCTGCTGCATAGGGCCAACATCATAAAGACTCTCTGGGCTGAACTTTGCAGCATCTTCGATAATCGCATTTGGAATTTGCCCTCCACCAGCCATTCTCAGATAAGGCATCCTTCCGCCTCCTGCCGCCATCATTTGCGGCGGAGGGGCCATAGGAGAGGCTTGAGCAGCCATCATCTCTGGAGGCATCTGAGGTGGCATCTGGGGTGGAGGCATCATCTCTGGCGGCATCTGGGGTGGCGGCATCTGAGGTGGCATAGCCCCCATAGGAGCCTGTGGAGGCATCTGCGGTGGTAACGCAGCGATACCCTGTGGTGGTGCGGCTTCAGAAACAATTTGTTCTGCCACTGTCTGCTGTGGTTGTTCTTCCTCTGCCGCAAAACGATCCCGCATATTCTTTCGACGCTGAATCTCTGAAATAACCAAGAACTGCGGCATTATTCCCGAAGGAGCCTGGGCCTCCTGCAAGAGAACATCGTCAGGAGCGCCTTTTACGACATCTTCCTGCTCAAGAATGTTCATCATCATAATTTAGCCCCCTCTCAGACCACGGTATAAGCCAACACCGGCAATACCGCTACCCAGCATTCTTTCGATTGAACTAGGCCCACCAAAAGTCGCTTGAGTTGTCCCAGGCTGAATCGGTAATCCACGGAGAATCTGGTTATAAAAAGCCACCTGCTCACGCGGATAGGCTTGCTGTCTCAAGAAATCCTGATAGCCCATCGTTAAGCCCTGCTGCGACAACTGTCTCTGCATTTCTCCTGCGGCTTGCATATTCTTCAACCGCTCGTAAGCCATCTGTTGTTCCTGTGAACCATAACCGCCTAATTGCTGCGCTGCTCGAAGTTGTTGATCTCTAGTAGCTTGGTCAAAACCCAAACCCCTAATCCCTAACTCCGCCGCGGCTCTTTGCTGCTGAATATTGAACTGCTGCGCGCCCATTCTGGCTTGATTTTCAGCTTGACGACCTCTGTCTTCGATCTCTTGGGCCGACATACCCATTCTTCCCGCCTGCTGTCGAGCCGATTCTCCTGCTTGATAGACGCTTAAATCTGCCTGTTGTTGCTGCTGACGCAATTGCTCATTAGTTGCAAACTGCTGCTGACCAAACCGTTCCTGCGCCTGACGAGCAGCATCTTCCTGTTGTTGAGCCGTAAGACCCATAGCGCCAGCTTGCTGCCTAGCCTGCTCTCCTGCCTGGTAGACACTTAATCTCGCCTGTTGTTCTGCCTGTCTAGCCCGATCTTCTGCTTGCTGGGCAGTAAGCCCCATTGCTCCGGCCTGTTGTCTTGCCCGCTCTCCGGCCTGATAAACGCCTAATTCTGCCTGCTGCTGTTGCTGACGCAGTTGTTCGTTAGTCATAAACTGCTGCTGACCAAAACGCTCTCCTGCCTGCAAAGCCTGCTCTCTGGCTTGTCCTGTCTGTAATCCAAGCTGCCCTGCCTGCAACCTTGCAGCGCGATCTGCCTCAAATGCCTGCTGTGCCTGCTGAAAAGCTAACTGACTGCCCCTAGACTGAATATCGCCTAGCTGCTGACCAAGATTGCGCTCACGCTCGGCCTGCATAATGGCCTCTCGATAACCACCCATACCGCCGGTCTGCGCTGCCTGTTGCCCTATCTGGCTTCCTGCTATGTCTGATTCTCGCCTCGCCTCACGCTTCTCAATATCCGTAACCATCTGCTGATACGGACTCATGTATCTTTCAAGCGTCTGGGGATCGGCAACCGTACCCGGGGAGAATCCGGGGCCAAACTGTTGAATTCCAAATCCCGGTTGTCCAGTGTACCCAACCATTCTCTGGTCCGCTCGATAGTCTTGCGATATGTCTCCAGCCTGATATCCGGGGTCAAATGGTCCGGCCTCATACCCCTGAGAAATATCTCCAGCCTGATATCCTGGGTCAAATGGCCCTGCTTGATATTCAGCGCCTCGCTGACCAGCTTGATAACCTTGACCGATATCTCCAGCCTGATAACCGGGGTCTATCTGAGGGCCAGTATATTGAGAAATAATAGGTTGTGGCTGAAACTCCCTCGCCATAGACAGCCCCTGACCTACAGGCTGATAACCGATTCTTGAGGCAATATCAGAGGCTTGTCTCATTTGATACGGCGTTCCAGCAGCAGCCATCTCCGTCATGCCCTGCATGGACATTCTTTCTTCCGGCGTGAAATCAGCAATTCTTTGGCCTGGAAACGCCTCATACGGGCGCATGGTTTCATAGGCAGTCCGCTCTAATGCCCTTCTGAAATATGGTTCCGCATACTCAGGAAGATTACTCGTTACCTGAGTAACTTCTTGGGGACCAGATGGCCTGCCTCCGCTCTTACCGCCCATAATTAAACCTCTTTCTCATAAGTTGTATACGACCGGATAAACCCATCTTGTTCTAACCATTTCCAGAACCCATGCCTTGCCGTGCCTTCGATGCCATCGCACTCGTTATCTATCGCCCAAGAATTAAAGCGTTCCAGCATATCCCAGACCCAGCCATTGAAGTTCTTCCCCCCCAAATACTGCATAGCCAGCATCTTTTTCTTCGGGTAAAAAACGAACTCAGTAGTCCCTACGCCTTCAATGATATTGTCCTCATTAAAGGCCACCCAAAGGTTCTGCTCCATCTTACGCACAGACTCATACAACGACTGCATATCCCATCGACCGTGTGATCTAGCTATGGCTGGGGCCAAGTGCTTTTCCACATCATCCCAAAGCGTATGAACGTAGTTGGGAGGAATCAAAGCTATCGTGTGTGTAACTTTCCGTGGCGCATTCTGCGACCGAACCCTCGGCTCACTGGAGATATCCTTGATGACAATATCTTCTTTTAATGCAGGTTGGTTCATACGGGCATTGCTCCGCGTGGGTTAATAGCCGGGGGCTGTCCCGTTCTTCCTGTTCTTGCTTGACGAATATCCGCCATCATCCTATCAAGCTCACCCGCTCCGGCGTCACTACTGCCGTTACCGATTCCAGAAACCACATCGGCTGGAACAATAAACTCACCAGGAGAAACAGCAACTCTCTGCTGATCCCCAATCATGCCCTGTACTTGATCGCTCATCCCATCGCCCTGACCTTGTATTAAACCCTCCGTTTGAGCACCAGGCTCTACTGAAGCCAACACCTGTTGCCGTAACATTTGGAACGCTTCTGGGCCAAACTGCTGGATAAATGCCTGAATGATTGCATCAGCTTCTTCTTGAGGAACCTGACCTAAAACCGCCATAGCTGTTTGCTCCACCAACTGAACCGTGGCTGGGTCCATTCCGGCTGTGGGATCCATCATGGCTGGATCCATTGGCGCAGCCATCGCTGGGTCAACAGGCATTTGAGCTTCAGGAGATTGCCCAATTAACTCGGTTATCCCACCACCTTGGTAGCCTCGAATCTCTTTTCTAAGCTCCTCCCACTCCCTTAAATCGTACCTATAATCTGCCCTATCTTCGTCATCATAATCCCGACGATTCGGCTTCAAAGCATTAAGCTCCTTGATGGTCATAGCAGGCTTTTCAGGAGTTCGAGTTGCTGCTGAAACTCTAGTAGGCGCTACTACCGGAGCAGGAGGAGGAATTGGCGGAGCCAACTGTGGCGGAGGCGGAGGCGGAGCTGGTGGCAACGGCTGCATTACCGGCGGGGGCGGGGCTGGTGGCATTTCCAGTCCGCCACCGGCCAGCCTATCGTGCCATCGGGCATTCTGTTCAGCAAGTTCTTCTTCGCTATAATCAGCCCTTTGACGAGGCGGCGGCATAGGTGGTGCCGGTGGCAACGGCTGTGGCTGCATTACCGGCGGCTGCATCTGCGGCGGAGGCATGGGCGGTGGCATAGGTGGTGCCATCACAGGAGGAGGTGGTGGTGGCAATGGCTGCGGCATCTGAGGTATAGGCTGAGGCGTCTGCATGGGCTGCGGCAATCCTATTCCGGGCCTTGGAGTAATGTTTGGTGGCAAGGGCTGTCGCTCGATCACAGGTGGCGGAGGCTGCATTACCGGAGGTGGTGGAACTACCGCTGGTTGAGCCTGAGACTCCCTCCAATCTCTTAAATCATCCCGATAATCACTTCCTTCTTCTTCGCCGTAATCACCTCTAACCGGCCTC